CTTCAAGTAAATAATTTATCTGCCCTCCCGACATTACGGAACTTGTTTTCGCATCTGGTCTACAGGAGTAAGCAAGCAGGGTGCATCTTGTGCCATATTTCCGTTCACCTAAAGAATATTCTTTCCATACCTTTTTGCCGAGTTCTGTGCGATATTGATTAAGTATTCGTTTTCTCATGCAATTCTAACACCTTTATTCCTAAACCACCGCCTGTGTCCGTTTGGCAGCAAATTGCCCCCCGTGAACAGAATAGAACCTATGCCGTTGTCTTGCGGTGTTTCCCCACTCATGGTTGCCGTTTAATTGTATCGGTTTTGTCATAAAGTATTATTAATGTATTATCCTTTGCCACAGAAGTAAGGGAACTTGACTTTTGCCCTCTAAGCTCCAAACTTTGGCGGTGTGAAGAATTATGCCACTCGCCTTCTGAACGTCCTCTAACGGCTGCTGTATTAACTCTCATAAAGTTTCAATAAACAATCGCTTTACGAATTATTCCCCGCTCCGTGAGAACCCACACATAAAGCTGTTGCCTTATTAGATTTTGCAAGCCCCCCCCCTACGGCTAATCTTAATTTCTCTCATAAACTCTGATTATATACCCCCCGATGCGCTGTCTGTAAACACTGATGCTTTACAGAAACAAATGATATTGTACCAAATTCCGTAAGACTTCCTTTATGTCCGTCATTTTGATAGGGTCTTAATCCGTCTTCGGTAACTGATACACCATGTAATCTACATCCTTTCATATATTTCTATTACTCCTGAATGTTGCCTGTGCCCCGGAACATACCACCAATCCTTATATCTCGTGTTCAAGGCTGCTGATTTTTCAGTGGGGGGTAATACCATTACCCATATTAAACGCTTGCATCCTCATATATTTCGCGAAGTCTTTGCTGTTCCTGTTTATACCCAAGCTCTGCCAGTTCATGTTTTTCATCGTTAGACAGGTATGAGTATTCATCTGAACTATTCAACCAATCAACGACCTCATCCATACTAACTTGCGGCTCTAAAAGATAGGCTTTAAGCTTCTTTTTATCTGTCCGTTCCATAAGTTGCCGAACGGTAGCATCTTTCAGATAATATTTTTCATCCGCCTTTTCTTGCAGTATATCCTTGATTACAAGCCCTCTGTCTTCTGGTTGTGGAATATCCGTTTGCAATGGGGGCAAGGCGAATGGATCCTTGTCGTCATAGAACAAAGAGTCTCCCGCAACTTCCTTTGTCCTTATGTTAGTCCAATATATACGTCTTCTGTTTTGTGCCGATACCAAAGCGGAATTGATATGAACGCCACGCACACCGATAGCATGGGAAAGACACCTTTCCCACTTCTCCAACATCTTGACGTTTTCAAGAAAGAAATAAATATCCGGATTATACTTAAGCAATTCTGTAAGTATTCGCATGTATTCCCAAAATAGATAAGATTGCCCTTCAAACTGAAAGTTCTGTGATTTTAATTCAAGGTATCTATCAAGGGTGTAAATCTCTTCACCTTTCTTTGTACTCATACCTTTCATCTTGCCAGAAAACGAAAAGTTGGTACACGGTGAACCTCCCATAATTATATCGGGAACACCATATTTTTCTACAATTTCATCAACATTCAACTCCGTTACACTACCTAACTGGATAGTGTCAGGAAAGTTATGTTGAGTATTGGCTATTGCGTATTTATCAATTTCAGATGCAAGGTAGGTATCTATTTTTGCACCTACGCCACGGAGAGACATTTGCCCCCCCCGAAATTCCGTCAAACAATGACAAAACCTTAATACCATTCAGCTTTTCTTTTGGTATAAAGCTGAATATATGCTTAATTGTTTCAATGTTCCATCCGTTCCCCAAACCTTTATATTGCTGCGTTTCAGATGTAACAAATTCATAATCATGCGGTAATGTTTGCAATTCTGCACACTCTTGTGGAGTCAGTCTACGTATTGCAGCAACGTATTTTATTCCGTTAACCTCGAAGTCTACACCCTGTTTATTATCCGGCATAGTCTTCTTAAAATCCTCCAACTGCTTCTCTTTTACCTTGCAGTAAACCTTTCTTGCTATTTCTTCTTTTCCCATATATTCAATACTAAATTATCCATTATGACAGTAACAATAGTACCACTCTTTAAGTCGGGACGTACTTGATAGGAACACATGGATGAACGGTTATACCATTTGTTTCTTATTCCACTATCATACTCCTATCATACTCCTTCCGAAACATTCACCCCAACTCGTTACGATACTTATTTAGGATGACTTCAACCATTGGCTCTGTTTTATATCGTGTCGATTACAAGTTGCATCTTTTCCGTTAATAACTTCTACATTAACATCTCCGTAACAATACAATTCAAGAATACCGTCATTTTTAATTATCACATTTGACACTTTGCTAAGATACAGTTTGCAAATACCACCTTGACTATTGTGTATCACGGAACAATCCCCCAAAACTAAATTTATGGTTGCGGGAAGAACGAACTCAAATCTCGGATTTACAAACATTATACTCGTATATCCATCTTTATTCCTTAAATACTGACCGTGTACATAATTTCGAAAGATACTCTTTTCAAGGAAGTCGAAGCTTACTCCCCAACCGAAAGCCATAGCGTCAGCAAGAAACTCAACTCCATTGCTATCAAGAGCAAGATCCATGACTTCTTTTTCTGTCCTACACGCATCCCACAAGGCTTTATATTTTCCACATAAACCTAACTTTAAAGCATTTCTCTTTAATGATAACAACTCATTACTCATATCAAAGCCTTTCTCTTATTTGATTTAAATACTTTATATACATCTTGTCGTATTCTATATACATCCTTGCCTTTTTTACACATCTCATAACACTACGCTGTGTAAGAGATGTTAATGATGCGAGTTGGTTATAACAAACCGCATATCTATCGTGTAGTATATATAGACACAGGTTTCTCGCAACAGCCCTTTTTAAAGGAATATTGCCAACACCGACATAAAGCTCCTCGCATGGTGTCTCAATAACAAAACATACAAGTTTTCTAACCTTTTCCTCTATATACTCTACTAACATTTAATGCTCTTTAAATATATTACCAAAAATAGGCGACCACTGCTTAGCGTTCTCATCCAAGAAACCTCTCTCAACAAGCATATCACGCATTACCTTTGGGCAACTCGGTAGTAATATATGTGTTGAGTTACTGTTTTTTCCCGGATTTTTTACTTCAAATGCTTTAAGCATCAGATGTGGAATATCAGAATGTTTACGTTTAGTAATGTAATTCTGAATGAAAGGTATAAAAATACCATCACAAACAACACCTCGCGCATCTTCTGCCCGAACAATTCGACAATCTTTGAATCTACCAAAGTCTATATCTATATAATCACCCGGATTTACCCAACCCATATCAGACCTCCTTTTCTTTCTTTATTGCATCTACAACAATCTCATTTGCTATTGCTTGCTGTCCATGCTTGAAATTTTCTTTTAATTCCTCTTCTGTTTCGGGAGAAACTTCACTATTCATAATATCATTAAGCTCTTTTGTCTTTTCTGTAAGATATTGCAAGCGTTCTTGTGAGAATTTTGCAGCTTCCTCCATATCCACAAAAGCCACAATAGGATGCGTAAGATTTGCTTCTGTCATAATTATTTCGGCATCAAGAATATCAGCATACGTTACACCCGTACCTGGATATTCTTCTTTTTCGTGTCCTTTTGTCGTCTTATACATCTCAACAAGATTACATAGCCACATATACAAATTGGTTTCAACAACTTCTCCGTTTATATTTGTAGCCCAGGCTTTTGTTCTTACTTCAAAACCTGTATGGGTGTGAAATATTGCAGCGTCTTTTAATATTACCACGATAAAACGATCAAAATCCACAACATCTTTTAGCTTACTCTTATCAATGCCCTCTATTGTGTTAAGTAGTCCGGCATTATTATCAACTTTCTTCTTTTTTGCCATCTTTGCCATAATATTTTGATTTTATAAGTTCTTTCTCCTTCCATACTCGCATATCAGCGTAGCATCACACTTGTTGTCATCCATATTCTTGCATTTCAATGTCCGTCTGAAATCTACGTCAGGAAACAGCCGTCTTGCAGCGTTTATGGATGTCGGCTTGTTGTCTACGCTTCTCTTGCCATCCTTGCTTTTATATACCTTGTCTTCCGTTATCCACATCTCTTTCTGCCATATCTTTGGCGGCACGAGGTGATACGGAATACCCAAAGCGATAAGAAGTCCCTGCAACACTCCAAAAGTCTCTCCAAACGAGAATGTAGCCTTCGCCGATGAACCGGACACGGCATGGATACTCTCCATACAGCAGACACATCCGTCTTCCGCTAATGTGGCGGTATTCTTTAGAAATAGAGCTACATCATGGTAATTATTCTCCGCAATGGAAAGAAAATCTACAACTTGTCCTTTTATGACTGTTATATAACCCTTATTTCCAGGGTCAATGCCTATATACGTCTTAATCATTTTGCAACAGTTTTATTTCATCCTGTATATAGAATACCGCCTTGCGCAGATCCTCGATACGCTTTTCCTTTTCAGACTTATCACCATCAATCTTGCCTTTTCTCATCAAATACTTCAATGCATTTCCGATAGCAAAATCAAAATGCCTGCAAATATCCAAAGGCTCAACACCGCACAAGTCCTTTAGCCAAGAGTAATGGAATGGATGATTAACTTGATCCACCTTTGTTTTGATATATTCACATCCTTTTTGATGTAACATTTCCTTGTCTGGTTTCATGTAAGCGATAGTTCCATACTGCATAATAAAGTCAAGACAAATATCATAAAACTTTTCTTCTTCTACCGTTTGAAGTGATACATGCGCAATTTTTAATATAGTATTTATACTGACTATTGCAAACATTGGCTGATTTTGAGATATAAGAGTTATACTATCACCTAAACATGTTTCTATATTTACGACATATCTATCCGGGATCCAATCAGCACCATGCATTTTCGCTTCTAAACGTACCTGTTCGTCTTCGTCCGGTAGTGTAAAACTCAATCCTTCTTTTATATCTTCTTTCTTAATCATACTCTATCCCTATTTGTTTACAAACATGCGCACCATTCTTCGTAAGCCTCTTTGTTACTTAAAGACATAGCCTTGTCGAAAGAAATACTCTTATCCGAATAGAAAAGGAATATGTTATACTTCCCTTGCTTTTCCAAGTCCCGTTTTATGTAATGCGCATAACCCACACCTAAAGCATTGATAGCATTTTCTGCCTGAAAATAAAACGAATCATACTCTTCATAATAAGAACCTTCTTCGTACACTTCACACATAATGCCTCGTGAGCACAATTCGTTTGACTTACATGTTCTATCAAGCTCCGTCAAATCAACACCTTCAATGGTGTCTATCTTATCCTGACTTCTCCAGCCATTTTTTTTTATTACCTTGTAACAATAATTCCTCAAAATTATCTCCTCCCTCATTTTATAGCGTCGGTAACTCTTTATCGCCCGTAGTTCCAAACAGAAACTCAGATGCTTTGGCTATACGCCCATACTGCCCGATAACCTTAGAACGCTTCCTGTCTTTCATTTCCTTGCCTGAATTATCCAAATCCTCACTGCCATCAGCTCTAAAATCAGTAGATACCTCACGCTCATCGAGAGCATTTTTCCTCACATCTTCCTCTAAATTTCTAAGCTGTCTATCAATAAGAATATCACGTATAACGCAATTAAGCTCCTCACCTTTGGTTTCTCTAAGCAGACGTTTATCAACAGGACAGGAGGGCAAATAAAGCTGCTCCGTAGCTTTTATTCTCTCTTTTTCGGGAACACTAAAGACGCCATAGTCTTCGAGATACAGATACGGGTAAATGTTCATCACTCCCATTACGGGAGACATTCTGCCACAATCGAGAATAATATTAAGCATCCCATGTCCATTCCTTCTTGCAATTGCGTAGCTCTCATCAAGGTTACGCTTTCTGACAAGGATAATAGCTTCTATCCAAAAATTATCATCCTTATCTTTACCCTTATATTGTTTTGGTAACTCTTTCAGGTGTGCATTTTGAAGAGCTATCGCCAAAGATTCTTCTTTAATCCTCATGTTATATCCATTTTACAATAGTTTCCCCCTTATACCCTTTCTGCCACACGAACCAAGCGTAACATACACAGGAGTTTGTTTTATAAGTGCTGAAATCCCCATTTTTGGCACAATTCTGCCGTTCAGAGAATACATATACCATTTTTGGCGGACTTGTATCAAAGAGCTTTCTTCTTGCTTTACCTTCAAGGAAAGTTAGTTTTAAAAACATTGCTACCTTGTTGCCGTTAGGGATGTACGACAAAGCTTTTTCTGTAAACTCCTTTGCTTTTGAATATGGAGGATTGGTTATTATATCACCCAACCAACTTCCACTGCCCGACAAAAAATCAAGGACTTCATTTCCCATACGGTCTACTATATCACTCTCACGGACATTCTTGCCGTACTCTTTCATTTTCTTTGACAGATGTCCTTCTCCGCATGCAGGCTCCCATATATTATCAGAAAATTCTTCTCTTTTAAAGAGTGCATCTATCGTTACAGGGTCTGTAGCGTAGTAATCCCTTTCCGCTCTTTGCTCTTTAGAGTGATTGGATGCACCAATTATCTTGAACAAATCACCCGGTTTGCCTTTCCAATCTTTATCATTCATCTGCACCCTCCTTTCCTCCGTTTTCAAGCCATTTCTCTATTGTTGTATCATTCATAGAAAAAGTCTTACCAAACACATTCGTAAGCTTTATATCACATTGCAGATACGGAAAATCTTTAATCACGTCGCTTTTAGGCTCTACTGCATCTGTAATATAAAACAAGGCTTTTCTCTGTCTGTAATCATCATGCCATAATATTAAACACCCCTCAATCTTTGCAAAGAAATCCGCCCATGTATTATTCATTGCAGCCACCTGTTCTGTTGTAGATATTGATGCGGATAAATCCGGATTACAGCCGAATATGTACAAAGACAATGTAGACGACGTTTGTTCTCTTGCCACTTTCTCAGAGATGTACACCCTCGCGGAGTTTGCTTCCGGATAACTCTCCACGTAAACACCTTTCTGTTTACCGATAGCATTAAGACCGGTCATAGCTTTATATCTGATAAAGCCGTAATCACCCTCCAGGCTTGTGTCTTTCTCATCTAAGGCAACATAAACCCCATCTTTCTTCTTGTATCTCCGTATGTAAAATTTCTTCTCCGCCATGCTATATATATTTACATAACACAAAGTTAGTTGCAATCCAAACAACAACAAAACATAATACTATACACTATATATATAATTATATTAATTTAACAATTATCGCATCTATATATATTAAAATATTTAACAATGTACGCATATAGATAAGGGTTATCATATATCTAACCATATATTATCATATAGTTCAATATATGTGTAGACAATAGGAACAATGATAATATATGAACATATATAACCCTTATAGAAGTAAAGACATACGTGCCCTCCGGATAAAAAAACACAGCAAAAGCGAAATAAAGCGTTCTAAGACGTTTTTACACGGCAAGACCTATAATTTACCACAGAAAACATAAAACTCGCTTAAAACGACTTAAAAGTGGATTAAAACGAATCTAACGACACGTATGTACTTGCTGAAAATAAAAAAAATAAAAAAAATTTGGAAAAGAGCGGGTTCGGGTGCTGCTCCCTGGTCGCCGGGGGGGGGGTGGATGCAAACTTTATACGGTGCATAATATAGGACTATAGAGCATATAATAGCGAGCATATTGCAAACGAAACGAACGTTACGCACGGAATATAAGCATATCAAACGCAATATAAGCGCATATAACAGCATAATATACTGTGCACACTACATTACACGTACAAAGACCTCAAAAGACGTTACACACACTTATATTGCATGCGTATATGTACTAAGGCGAATTGCATACTATCTTACATATAACTTATCTCCAGTATACTGCAGCACTCCAATTTTGCGGTGGGAGATATTTGCGCTTACATTACGCGACTGCAATTACATGCATATATATTATATATAATAGGTGTAAACACACGTTTTTCGCTATATTTGTCAAGATTTTAAAAAACATACGCTATTTTACAAAGATTTTTTGAAAAACTCTTGCATATATCAAAAAACCGCCGTATCTTTGCAACGTAAAATTTAAGGAACACGATTTCAACGCAAAGAAATCAACCTTATATTACATTCGGTCTTTGACTTACTTACAATACGCGGTGCAACGACGTATATTATACGTGCGGCGTGAACGGCTGACAATTGCAATTATACGTGTATAACAGCAAACAGGCATGATACAACACGCGATGTATAATATATTGAGACTCAACGCGGTAAATATACTCATATACATATACGCATAACAGCAGCGTAATATAATATGCTGTTAGCCTTATAGTGCTTAACTATATAGTAATACAGGCTACCAGACGGGCGGCGTTTGGATATTAGGTGTAAAACCTACTGTTCCAGGGATTATTGTACCCTACAATTAAGTAGCGTTTAGGTGTTGCCTTATAGTTGTTTTAAGGTAAAAATCACCACAAACAGTATGCGGAATAAGTAAGCGGAAACAACACAAATCTAATTAGCAATTACATCGCTATATATTACATTATGATAATGATAATAATCATAACAGCAACAATATATACATATATCTAATTGCATGTAATTAGTGGATAGGTATGGTAGAGTCGTATGGTTATAACAATACAGATATGGAGTACATCAACGGATGGAAACGGCTGTATATAACTATATAGATAGCTACAGATTATAGGGTGCAACTCCCTATAGTACCACAAAAATAAAAACCCGACTCAATTGAGCCGGGCGTACAAAATACGGAATAATCCGTATAACTTGCACGATTTCAACGCGAGTGCAAAGTTAGTCGTATTGTTCCGTATCTGCAATAAGGGAAACATTTATTAACAATTAAAACAGATACAATTATGTGTAAACTTAATCAAAGTAAATTACGCGCTGCCGGTTACACGGCTTTTGAGATGCAGGTTGCAAATTACATCCTGGATAATAATCTACAGCCAGGTGTAACGTTTCGGGGCGTTCCGGGACATGATAGGTACGGCAAATCACCCGAAACAATCGAAGTAAACGAAAATAACGAAAATACGCTGCAATACACACGGAATACCGCCCGCGAAGGCTTAAAAGTCGTTACTATAGATATTGCAACGTATGCAAACGGAAACAAAAATATTAACAATAAAAAAGTCCCTCAAAATTGAGAGACTTTTGGTCTTTTTCATACAAAATTTTGT